ATGCACCATTTCGGTGATGACCACAGGTTCGGCCTCTCGATCAAATGTTTGCTGTCGCCAGCGTTCGAGCCGAGCGCTTACTGGCTCGTAGTCGTCAAGGTTGAATGTCATGTTGGGGCTCCTTAATTCAAGCTTTTGCTTTTTCGATCATGTCGAGCAGGTCGGCTGCCACGCGCATTTTTTCGGCGTAGGTCGCACCCGGCGGCGTGAGTTCTGCGGCGACGCCCATGAGCGCCTCGACCAGGTCGGTTTTGCTGTAACGCGGGACGACATACTTCGGTTTAGTCACCTTGGGCTTCGGCTTGGCCGCGGCTGGTACTCCAACCGGGCGTCCACGCTTTTTGGGTGCTGGTGTGATAGTGGGCGAAAACGGATCGTCGCCCAGGTCGTCGTTGTCGAAAATGGAATTCATTGCACGGTTCCTTTTGTTGTTTGGGTTGTTACTGATGATTTGGTGCCCCACGGCTTCCAGCCGTAAAGCTTCCAAAGCTCTAAACCGACCTTCAGATTGCGCCTTGGGTCGATTAGATCGTTGCGGCCGCGTATGTAGCCCATGCGGGTTGCCCAGCCGACGTTGCTGCCGTTGATTTGCAGCAGGCCGTATGAGCCGCCCCACGGGTCACGCGGGTTGTGGGCCGTCGGGGCGCACCTTGATTCGCGCCACATGATGCGGGCCAATTCGTGGCGTTCGGATTTCGGCCAGCCAACCTGTCGTGCAAGGTTGACGTAGCGGAGACATTCAGGCGACACAGCCGCATGGGCTGGTGTTGCGGTGAGTGTGGCGGCGATAAGCACGGCGGCCGCGATACGCCTAACGGCGCTTCCTGACGACGGTGGACATGGTTTCCTCCTAGGCCGCGCACCATACGGCGATGGGCGCGGCGTGGCGGGCTTTGCGGGCTGATTGTGTGTAGCCGATTTTGCGGATCTTTTTTTGACGTGCCAGGCGGGTGATGACCGCACCGAGCGCGGACGGTTCGTGTGTCGACACGTCGTGGTGGGCGGTCAGGTAGGCCCACACGTCGTCGGCTGTGAATGTTGGCCGCATACGGGCCAAGTGCAGCACAACGGTTTCTGCGCAGGCTTTCCAGGCGTCGTCGGCGTTGCGCTCGACGCGGTTGATCGCTTCGTCTCTTGCCGCAAAGGCTGAGAACAGGTCGTCTTGCATGTTTCCTCCTGGTTGGGGTCAGGGTGCAGCGACTTTAGCGAACTTTACCGACGGGGTGTGGGATTATCCGGCGTACTGCCAATGCCAGGCTTCAAACTCAGGTGACGTCGGGTCGTCGGACTGTAAATAGAACCCGTAGGTCGGGGCGTTGGCGCACATCCAGTCGAGGACTTTGGCGGTGGTTACGTCGAGGTCGATGGCCAGGCCGAGGCCGTGGTTGGACTTGCCGGGCGTTGAGCAGGGGCTCATGCCGGGCTTCAAGTACCACGTTTTGCCGTCCCAAGTGCGGGTCACGGTCGGTTTGCGGCCCAAATCCTCGAGCGCGTAACGCTGTTTAAACAGGCCGAGCTGCGCCTCGAAGGATCGGTAGTCGCCGATGTTGCGCAGCTTAATGCCCGACAAGATTGCCTGGTCGTACATGCGGTCGAACGCTTCGGCCGCCTCGATGTACATTTGGCCGCCGCATTTGACGCCGCGCAGGATCTTGCCGGACAGTTTCCCGTTTTCTACGCCTTGTAGGGCCGCAGGAACGACGAGTTTCTTGTAAGGGTACTTGGACGCCTTTTTGGGCTTTGCGGCCGCCTGGGGGGCTTCTGCGGGCTTGACGGCGGCTTTCTTGGCGGCTTTCTTAGTTGGCATCGGGCACTCCGTCTCCGTCGGTGTCTTTTTTGCCGCTGGTCGAGATCATCACGCCGGACAAAGTGCCGGATAGGAAAAGAACTATTGGACTTATCAAATTCAGCAGTTCCTTGTCCGTTTCAGGCATGGTCGGGCCCTGCGGGATAAACAAAAGATTTATGAACACGGCGACCATGGTGAGGACCAGGGTGCCCGCCAGGGTGATGCCGACCCAAAAGCGCAGGCGGGCGTTGAGCTGCTCGGGGCTGTAGGGCGGCCGGTTGGGTTTCAGATTGTCTAACACGTCGCGGCCTCCTGTTGGCCTTGGTCGGGTGTCATTACTGGGCTGGTCAGTGCACGGTTTTTTGTTCGGATCGTTGTGGTTGTTGGGCACTCGATCCACGTTTTGTTATTGCAGCTGCTAGCCAGCACGGTGATTAGCGCCGCCACGATGGCGACGCGGGTTTTCATTCTTCAGTTGCCTCCTCAGGCGGTGTTTCTGTCCAGCCGGACTCAACGAGTGCGACGTATTCTTCTTCGGTCATTTCGCGCACTTCTGTAATATTTGTAAGCGCGTCATGGAATGTTGCAAGTGGGCGTTTCATGACATCCTGTATCCGTAAACGATGGCTTTTCCGTGGGTAAACGTATCACCCGTGCAAATAATTGAAATCCCGGTGTATGAGTTTGTTTGGTTGTGCCAGCCGCCAGAAGCACGGAAAAACCCTCCAGTGGTTCGCGGGTCAGATCCCTGCGCCGTAAAAATTGTCTGCACGGACAAAAACGGGTTGCAAATATCTATCACTCCGCCGCCGTAATTGGTTGAATCAGCAACAATTGCCGGTCGAAATACAGATGTGTTCGAGGCTGTCGTCGCTACTACGTTTTCAAGATGGGTCCAATAAAACGACGTATTGTACCCACTTGTAGTCGTCGGTAAAAATGCCAAATCGACAAATCGTGCCCCAGTGCTACATTTAAGACCGCTAATGACGATGCGGTACGAATCGTAAGTTCCGTTAAAGCAATTGGAGATGTTTACGGATGCGCCGCTGAGGGTTGTTTGCGTGATGTAAACGAGGCCGCCGTTGTTTAAATAGGTGTTGGTGTCGGCTGCGGTCAGGACTTCGCCGGTTGTAAATGTTTTGACTGCCATTAGTACCCCAGTTTGTTGTTGTCGAGTTTGCCGAACACGGCGTCATCGAGGACCAGATAATTGTTTAAGTCGGCACCCGAAACGTCATAGGTGTATCGGGCACCCTCAGGTGTTGCGGTTAACGATATGCCCTCGATCAGGCAGGTGACAGTTGTGCCACGGAACGTCACGTTGACTTTTGCGCCGATCATTTCGGCCATGCCGGACAGACCGAGTTTGTCTAGTTGGAAACTGTTTTGTGTTTCTGCCGAGCAGCTAATTTGGCTAATAGCGAAACGCTGCGTTTGGTATTGGCTTAGCAGGAACGTGGCCAGGTCCGTGGCTTGGGCCGTCGAGCTGTTGAACGTGTTGACAGTCAAAGTGCGAAACGGAGCGGTCGCGCCGGCTTTGGTGACGGTCTGCACCGCGTATGACTCGGGATCGACCTGCACCTGCGTGTAGTAGTTGTCTGCCAGGGCGTCGAAACGCAGGGTGTCGTAGGCTTGGTTGGTGGCATTGTTGGCAACGTCCGAAAAGTTGACGGTGCATGTGCGGTTGACGTAAGGCCCGAGCACGTTGATTCCGCCGACGCCGCCGAAGTCGTGCATGCGGCCGTTGATGCTGACCAGCGAATTGTTCAGCCAATCGCCCCAGGTGCCGTTGATCGTCGTGGCCGCCATGAGCGTTGTTGTGCCGCCCGACGCGGTGATCCCCGTTTGGGTGTTCATCGTCGTAATTTGCGTCCCGAGAGTGTCGGAGGCCATCGAGTAGCCGTTACCGTTCATGCGGCCAATTTCGGCAAATCCGCCTTCAACAAAAATTTCGATGTAGTCGGCGGGCCCCGTGCTGCTGGCGTAGGGGATGCCGTAGGTGACGTTGACGTTGCGGATTTTGCCCCCGATGCCATACGGGTACGCGGCAATGTTTGGGGTCAACACCTGGACATAGGTGCCGGGCACGAGAGCTGTGATTGGTGATGCGTAGCCGGAGGGGTAGCGGGCTGTGATGACGATGCTGGATGCGTTGTATGCGTCGAGCTGGTTGGCGCGGCCGCCATTAAACGCGATTTCCTGCACGTTGGACAGGGTGGTGAAGCTGCCGCCGGGGAACGACGCGTTGTATTGGACGGTGTAGTTGCCTGGCGCGCCCATTAGTAAGCGTTGCCTACCTTGATCGGGACGGAGCCGTTCATGCGCATGTAGGTTCGCAAGGCTTGGACGACGGCGTTCGGGTCGCCACCGTTGACGTTGATGGTGATGTTGTTGCCGCCGGTGCCCATGCGGTCAAGTGGGACGACGGCTTCGGGTCCGGCTTCGCCGATGAGTGCCAGCGTCGGGCTTGTGACAATGCCGCCGTCGGCTAGTTGAGGAATGTTAGGTACGTCAAAACCGAACCCGCCGATGCCTGGCACCCATTTAGGGATTTTGAAGGACAATCGGCCGATTGTGTTGTTCCACAATTTTGCTATGCCGTTAAACAAACCTTTATACGCTGTCAGCGCTCCGTTGATGACAGTTGTGTATGCGGTGACGATTCCTCTGACGCCTCCCGCAACATCGGATGCAAATTCGTTGACCAGGTTTCGGAATGGCTCGAATTTTTGGTAGGCAATAACGGCAGCTGCACCGATGGCTGCGATTGCTGCGGCGAACAGCACCAGTGGGTTGGCGGCGACGACGGCGTTGTAGGCGACTTGCGCGGCGGTGGCTAGCTGTGTCGCTACCGTCCAGGCTTTCATGGCGACGTTGGCTGCGATAATTGCCGCCGCGATACCTCCGAACGCGACGCCAAAGCCGACGACCAAACCGGTGTTGTTTTGAACGAACGTCGCCAAAGATTGCAGCGCCGGCGTGAGTTTTTCGATGATCGGCAACAGGGCCTGTCCGATGGATTCCTGGGTTTCGCTAATGGCGACGGACATTCGCCGAAAACGGCCTTCGGATGTTTCGGCCGCTTTTGCGGCTGCGCCACCAAATGTTTTGGCTAATTTGGCTCCGATTTCCTCAAACGATGCGCCTTCTTTAATTGCGGCCCGCAGCGTTGGGTCAAGTTTGGCTAAAGCGGTTTCATTTCCGTTGTATGCCTTGCTCAGGGCCTCTGAAACGGTTGTGAGGTCTTTGCCGGTGGCCGCCGAAATGTCCAGGGCCAAAGTCAAATTGTCTTGGGCAATTTTGGTGTCGCCCATGCCTCGAGCCAACACAGCGAGGGCGCTGCGCAGATCGGTGTCGGCGACGCCGGTAGCCAACGTCATGGATGAAATCAGGTCCTCTGTGGCCTGCACTTGAGCGTTCGTTGCCTGGGTTGATTGCCGCAGAGTGCGGGCAAGTTCGGCTGCGGACGCTTCATCTTCCATTGCGGCTTTGGCAGCTGCGCCGCCGGCGATGGCTAATGCGCCGAGCGCGGCCGCCGCTGGAAGCGCGGCTTTTTTGATTGCAAATTGGGCTTTTTCGCCGGCGGTCTCCAGCTGCTGAAATTCTTTGATGGCTTTGTCGATGCCTTTGCCGTCAAAGTCGGAAATGATGGGAATGTTTATTGCCATTTAGATTTCCTTTTGCACCTGGCGCACGGCGTCCATGACGGAGCGGGTCATTTCAGTTTCAACTTGCCGCAAGTTGCGTTGGGCGGCTGGCCACATGAAACGGGCAACGCGGCCAAACTGGTTCAGGGCGGTGCCGAGCGGGTTGCGGTTTTTGCCTGCGAACTCAATGATTGTGGCCGCCGGATCGGTTTGCTGGACTTTAATGACTGATCGGGCGTCGCGGCGTGTGTCGATTTTGTGTTTGACACCGGCTCGAGCTCGTTTGGCGTCGTAGGGGAATTTTTGGTTGCCGCGTTGGGTCCAGTTGCGTTCCATGCCTGACAACAGTTGTTGCGGATAGGCGTTCTTGGCGTCGTCAACGATCGGGGCGACGATCTGTTTCACGTCGCGGTTGAATTGTTTGCGCAGCTCGGGGTCAAGTTTGCGGAGGGCTTTGATGGCGTCTTTTGCGCCGACGATTTCGGTGCTGGCTGTGACGCTCATCGTTTGCCTCCTTTGCGTTGTTTGTTTATGACGTCGATCGCCGTCGCTAGGTCTTTGGCTTCAAATGGTATGTCATGGGGCCAAAATCCTGTAACTACCAGCAGCTCCGCTAAGGCGCGGTTGTAGCTGCCGGCTGCGTAGGGTTTTGGTCCTCCTGGCTAACGACTTCGAGGCTGACAATCTTTTTGGCGTATTCATCGAACACCAGCGGGACGGTGATGCCGGCGGCTTTGCTGGCTTCGTACGCCAGGAACGCAAGGTCTTCGGCTCCGATGCCTGCCGCCAGGTCACCTGCGCGCCGCTTGTATTTGCGTTCCCAGGTGATGACTGTGAACAAATTGGTGGTCACAATGTCGGGTCCGTTGCCGGTGTCGACGCTGATTTGGATTTTCATGGTTCTCCTTGCACGGTTGGAGTGTTAGTTACGGTGGTGTGATGTCGCGGGCGAACGTGCCGCCGGTGAACGTCACTTCGACGGTGGCGAGCTCGCCGACGGTCGAGTTGATCGGTGTGAACGACTCGAGGTATGCGCCGGTGATCGTGTATTCCGGGTTGGATGCGCCTTCGGTGGTGCCGCTCGGCGAGATCACCAT